GGCGAGGCTGATCCGTCTCACCCCCGATAGACGCCTGGCTCTTGAGGATCAACTGGTAGAGCCGAGGCACCTGTGTCACAGGATCAGGCGTACCATCGCCCAGGATGGAGTAACTCGACTGCTCCAAGTACACGACGAAGAAGCTGTAGATGATGTCCAACAATTCCGACCGCTGGTTCGTGTCCGTGCAGGCGATCTCGATGACGATGTTTAGGTCGCCGCCGAAGCATTCACGGATCGTCGGCAGCCCTGTATCAGGGTCGTGAAACGTCTGAATCACCTGCCGACCAATGCCCATCTTCCGCTCAGTGCCGGGTGCGCTCATAATCGCGACGTGAGGAAGCCGTTGCTCCTTGTGTGGGAGAGCAGTGAAGACATTGACGAAGCTCTCAGCCGAAGTCTGGCCTGCGAGCCCGTACCGCTCGATCTGCGGCATTTCACTGAGGACGTTCGCGTAATTCAGGGACAGGTAATTCCTGATCTCCTGTACCAGCACATCCTTAGCACGCTCCGTCCAAGCGAAGGCGCCGCCACGAGTAGCCATTAGTAATCCAGTCCTTTTTTCTTCGCGAGGGCATGAAGCACCTGCATAACGTTCTCATCTACCACTTCAAGGACGAATTTCTCACCGTAGAGCAACCGTTCTTCTTCCATCTTCGCGAAGTTCCATCCACATTCAATGATACGGTAGGCCCCGATAACACAACCCGTGCGGTCACGCCCGTGCGTGCAGTGAACAAACACCGTCCGTCCCACTTCGATTGAACGCCTCAGGTCCCCTACGATCTTCTCGACTTCGAGCAACGACTCCATCCCATTCATGACTCGTGCGAGTACCGTCCCACTCCACCCAAAGCTGTTCGGGTCCGCCGAGTTCAACGTCATGATCTCGCGCACCCCCAACTGCCACAGGTCGGTGTAACCCTTCTCGTCGGGCTGGGCGCCTCGATAGAGGCGAGTGTAGTCCACAATGCCGAAGTTGTGCAAGGCCATATCCTAATACTCCGACGCCTTCTCACGATTCTGTCGTTCTGCAATAGCGTTTAGCCGTATAGCCATCATGCGCGGGTGAGGGATCGTAGGAAACCACTGATTTGGTCCAGTTTGTGTGTGCTTTCCACGCACTTCCCGTGCTGTCCAACGTGCCATGATAGGAGAGGGTCTGCTGCGTGAACTTCCCGCTTGAATATAGGCGCCGAACTCCTTCCCAGGAGAAAAAAAGTAACCGTTTACTTCCCCATCGACAGCGGGTCCTCCGGCGGATGTGTTAATATCCGCCTCAGTATAACCGAAGGAAGCCATCTCCGTAGCAACCCCACGCAGATACTTCGCCCACAGACGAAGGTCCTTCGCTTTTCCCTCCGCCATCCCCTCACCATAATTCGATTGAGAGCGAGGGCGGGGGCGACGTGGCGCCCCGGAACCAGGAGTCCTTTCCCACTCAGGCGACGGTCGGGCACCGGGCCAGGGCTGGGAGCGCGAGGGCGGTGGAGGGACCTTCCCCGTAGCATCTATCGCTTGGAGTGTGGCGGAATCTTCACCCTCCCATGCTTTATTTATGGCAATCATCATCTCGTGGCGCTGCTGCTTGTCCACCTGACTCAATGCCAAATCGGGATGGTACTTCTTCACCAACCGGAGATAGAGACTTCGCAGCGCATCCGCCGCCGTAATCCACCACATAGCTAAAAAACGCTCAATTCAGGTTCGTCGCGCTGCATCATCCTTATCGAAAAACGTTGACTCAGGAACCTTCCCTTCGGCTCAACAAACGTCACGTTCGTCGGCTTGAAACGACCCGATACAGGAAAATCCTCTTCGTCCAAAGACTGTGGCTTGTACACCCCCTCTCTGATCTCAAAGAGGTCATCCTCCTGGAGGAGGATCGGAGTCTGACCGACGATGCCCAGGTTAGGCGTCGTCCACCATGTGATGCCGTCGAGCTTCACACGAACGCCAAAGCTCTCCAACCACCGCTGCTCAGGGAAGCTCCGCTTGCTGATGAACATCTGCGTGTCCCGCTGCATCTGCCAACGGGCACGAAGGATCGTTACGAATGGGTTGTCCTGTGCCGTAAGGCGGGTAAGCGTGATCTTGAATCGGACGTTGAGCGCAGGCTCATTCAATGGATCAAGCACACTGATGTCGAAGAAATCAGTGTCGTTCGTCGTATACTCTACCTTGATGCTATTCTGCGTCAGCTTGCGCAGGCCATCAAAGCCCGAGGTCTGGATACCCGTGAAGGCAAGACTCTCCGTGATCTGGAACCGGGGCGAGAGGACATACCCCGTTGTCTTCCCCGACGCAAGCTCGAACTGGAAGGGTGTCTTCTGCGCCACAACCACGTCCGAGAGCGTGATCCCAGGTGTGTTGCCTGCGATGAAAATCGTGGAGTACCCGAATTTCTCGTATCCCCCAACAAAGCTCACCCCGTTGCACACTGGGCAGCGCGAGCTACCCTGACCTGTCTCGGACTTGTCACACGTGCAGACGAGCCCCTGTTCCAACTGCCGCCACAGGGACGATGGGACGCCACCTGTCTGAAGAAGCTCGTTGTGCCGATCCACGAGCCGCTGCCAAACGTCCTGCTCCCCAAGACCCCACTCCTCGATAACCGAGGCCTGACTAATCCATACGTCATTCGACGGGGAAGTGTTGACCTGACGGACGAGGCTGTTTGCGTCGAGTTGACCGCCTAATCGGGTTGCCACACCCTTTCAACTATTTGACAGGTCAGTCGAAGCGAGAATCTACCACAATTGAGAAATGAGCCTCCGCTATCCGTCGGCAAAGACGATCCAAAGATACACGATCAGGCGCCTGCGGGAGCGGGCTGATATTCGTCAATTCCGTCAATTCGCTATCCTGCTGCTCAGCCCACTCCACAAGCTGATCATACTCCCAGGCGCCATTGCGGATCGCAAGAAGCTCCTCCCAATCAGGACGGCGCACCTGTACCTTCGCCGTAGCCAAAATCTCTCGGCACATCCGCATGAGGCGGACGAGGTGCATCGCGTGCTTGCAATCATAGCCGAACTTCGCCTCAAGCTCGGCACGCTTCGGGTTGCGGGTCTTCTTCCAGTTGAGGTACTGACTCCACTCGGTCATGGCGTTGTGGTAGGCCCGCTCACGCTCGTACACCTGCATGACGTTCACGCCTACCTGCTGCAACGCCATCGGTCCGAGGGCTTCGATAGCGCCGCGCTGATCCGCCGAGACAAGCGTCGTCTCAGGGAGACCAAAGGCTTTCCGCCCTGGCTTGTCCTTCGGAGGATTGAGCAACCACTTCCGGTGTGTTTTGATACGCTTCAACTGCGCGAAGGCATAGCCGGAGAAGGTGTGCTTGACCTTCCGCGAAAGGAAATCCGCGCGGTGCTGGATGAGCCACCGGCCGAAATCGTCGATGAAGAGGTAGTCACTCGGGTCCACCCACATCGCCTGGATGACATTCGGGTTGCAATCAGCGGCCAGTTGAAAATACTTCCGGAGGTCGTAGATCACCACGTCAGGCTCATGTTGCACCGCTTGCTCGAAGCGATGCAGGTAGCCTGTGAAATACCGCTTCGGCGGGATGCAGATGCCGTCTACATCAAGGTCGCTCTCAGGAGTATTCGTGCCAAGAGCCTGCGATCCCCCCTTGACGAGCAAGATGGTTGATTCAACCAGCCAGGGGAGGTCCCCCTTGTAGTGCTCAGTGATGACGCTGCGGTTCATAGAATATCCGCGACGAGACCTTCCGTATCACCATGGCGTCGCAGACGGAAGATAGTGTCAACCCGATGATTCTTACACCAGAGTGCAGCCCTCGTAGCGTCACGGACGTTCATCGGCGCAAGGGTGTAAATTCCCGACCGGAAAGTCATGAAATCCGGGAAGTTCGGTGGGCGACGTTCATAGAGTCCAAAGTCGTGGTGTCGAACAAGACGCCATCGGTCAGCAAAGAGACGCCGGCCCTCACGGTGCGCCTTCTCGAAGATGTCCACGACGTAGCTCCGGGTACTGGCATCGTCAGGGGTGCGCTCGATCCGAGGGTAGTGCGACTGGAGAGCGTTGCGGAGCGCCTTCATGGCGCCCCACACCGCCCGTCGAGCGTTCCGCCTGGATATCCGTCCCTGGTCAGGCTGGAGGCGACGTATCTTCCCTCGTAGGACGACTACTGCGTCCTCTACCGCTTCCTGTGCTGTCATCCTAAAAGTCTCCAGGTGCAACTTGGAAAACCGCGATGCCCATGTCCCGTATGGCGTCCACGACCTGATTGCGGTCGTCCAGCACGAACTTGACGTTGAAGTGCGGGAGGATGTGCGCCTCGTAAATTTCGCGCTTGATGATGGAGTCCTTTCGCTTGTCGCCCGTCTTGCGCATGTGGACCGCCACAATACCCGTCACACGAGCACCGTCCTCACGACCGTCATGAGCGCCCGCGAAGCGCAGACCATGGTTACGAAGCCACTGTTCCGTCTCCTCGCGGTCCTTGTCCTCCCGGCCGGTCACTACGACAATAGCGTAACGGTGCATGAGGTCGTGCAGCAGCCCCACGACGGGCTCGTTCGACAAGTCGTTGATGCAACCCTTGGCGTCGTAGGGGTTCCGACCGTTGAGGAAGGAGGCAGTGCCGTCCATGTCGGTGACGATGCACTCCGGCAGACCTACAACGAAAGGGCGGTAGGGACGAACCCCCTTGTCCTGATTCAGTTGACGGTGCATGTCCTTAATCACCTTGTCGGGAACCCGCCGAGGTCCCGTTCGCGCCTTGTTCCGCCGCAGACACTCCTCCAGCGGAGTATCGAACAGCTTCTCCTCGATCGTGACGGGTTCGTTGTGCTCCCTTCCCCACTTCTCCGCGATCTCCTGCACGCGGGCGAGATGCTTGCCCGCGATGTTCGTGTCGTCCACGAGGACGTTGTAGCCCTCATCGAGGGCACGGACGATCAGATCATCCCTCACCTTGACGATGAAGTCCTCCTTCTTCCGGTCGAAGCCCTTGAAGTCCTCGTCATGAACCATGAAGCGAAGCTCGTCCTTGTTGACCCGCTTGTAGGTCGGGTCCTTGCGGACGTGCTCCTTCGCGAAGGTGGACTTCCCGCTAGCCGGGATGCCGACGAGGAGGAGGATTGTCCTCACGCGGCTATCTTACCACAGGGATTGGCGAATGTCAAGCAGGCGGGCGGCAGCAGCCATCACATCCATGAACGCCTTCGTACTCGTTCTTCTGGAAAGCGGGGTCGTCGGGGTCGGGGTGCCCGATGCCGTGCGGGCAGATGCGCTCCATGACACCCCGGTCGTCACGCCAGTTCTGCGCCCATGCGCGCATGTGGTGCTGCGTGCGACCGTGGAGCGGACAGGGGCGAGGGCTCTTCTTCGTCTTATCCTGACGACAGACGGATGCCTTGTGCGCAACGACCCGCCCGCCGCCTTCAAGCAACTGCTCGGCGTAGTTCGTCTCTACGCCCAGGCGACCCCGGTGGCCGATGTCGTAACGCGGTTCACAGTTGCGGCGGATCATCGTCGAAGAGTACACTAGCACAGCACGATTGTCAAATGCTGCGCCAAGGTCCCAACGGAGTCACTTCCCACGGATGGCGGGCGCCGCCAAGGTACGGGTGGTCGATCCACACCCCAAAACTGTTACCATCTGCCTCGATCCGAACGATAGCTGCGAGGTCACGAGTCAAGTCGTCGTAAACAAGCTCACCGATCCCCACGTCGGTAATGTACTCAGGTGAACCGATAACGACGCGAATCGCTACACCCTCCCATCGAATACCTTTCCGTAGAAGGAGAACTTCCCATCCACGATGAGGGGAACGAGCCGAGTGTACGTGCCATCAATCCGGTACTCAATGATCGCGAAGGCGTGGCTCCAGTTGTTCGGGCGGCCCTTCATAAAGGGCGCATTGAGGAGCCGCAGGCAGCCAATGCTCATCGACTCATGGACCCCCTTGACCGACACACCCGAATAAGACTGCACGTCGTGGAGGTGCCCGTACATCAGATTGCACCCAAACACTTCGAGGTGCTTCTTGGCATGATGGATATTGGTGTAGAAACCATGGATGAAGTGAAGCTCCCCCAAGCGTAAAATCTCGTTGAGAGGAATCACCCGGTAGCCAAGGTCTTTCAGACCGAGGAAATCCTGCACGCGCAAGTTCACACCCACCTCTTCGATCCCGTCGTACACTTCAGACATACGGGTAATGAGGTACTGTTCGAGCCAATCCTCATGGTTGCCAATGAGGAAGCGCTTGTAGATGCACTGCGGTCCCAGCGCCTTGTCGATCCGCCCAAGAAGCTCCTTCGCCGCCTTCACTTCAGGAACGAAGCGCCGGGGTCTTGCGTCCTTTGGGTCCCAATGCGACACCGAACCCATCTCCATGAAGTCACCCAAGTTCACGTAGCCGTGTGGCTTGTACCAGTCAGCAAACTTGAGGAAGGCATTCACCGCCACTTCGTCGTGCTCCGGAACGTGCGTATCAGGCTGAACCAACACGTTGAACGTGTCTGTATCCTTCAGCTTGGCAAGCTTGAAGAGGTCGCGAAGTTTGGCGCTGTCATGGACGGTGAAGTTCTCCAAGCGTGGAGGCTTGTACTTGTACGTCTTCTGCCGCATGCGAGGGAGGATCGCGTTGCTCTCCACTCGTTCAGGAGGAGCGGGGAACTCCAAATCGCGAATGCCGGTGAAACCTCCAAGCTTCCGCACCTGCCACTCATCGACCTTTTCGCCCACGACGGACCAAAACTGCGTGGACGTAACATCGTAGGGCGCGACCTTATACTTCTTGGCCGTGCGCTGAATCAGCCCTGCGATGCGCTTGAGTAGACTTTTACCGTCTGCGTCGGACTCGGCTCTTTTTGCCACGTGTCCTCCGACTACTTCTTGGTAGCTTCTACGATCAACCGTGCCGCTGCCCCCTTCACTCGATCATCCACCAAAGTCCCCACCGATGCCGCATCGAGGAGTATCGCTACGCAGGCAGCGGCGTGAGCGATGTGAGGCTGACCCGACTCAGGATCGAGGTCCTCTCCATCCATCGCGGAGAGGATGTGCCGTATCGCCGCATGGATGTAGACAGAATAGCGAACCTTCGTAGCCCGCCAATTCCACAGGCCGTACTTCTTAGCACCCAATTCCATGACCCGAGATAGGGGTATCAGTAGCCCGGTTGGAACAAGTGCCAGCGGGGGCTTGTTGGAAGCAATTGCGTCCTTCGGGTTTGTACCATCACCACGTGTGCGAGCGGTTTTGGCGGCTGCACTTCTCAATGCTGCCCATGATGGACCCTTCACTTCCTCACGGCGCTTGCGCTTCAAGCTCATCCTTGTACCCTACTACAACTGTTTCAGGAAGGCAACTCAGGCGGGTTGGATAAGAGGAGTGTCAATAATCGCTCGGGTCTCCTCAGAGATGATCCGAATAGTAGCGGCCAAATACGGCAGGAGCAGGTGGGACGACGATCTGCCCGTCTCGTCCGCCGTCACGACGTAGTTCGTCGCGCCCTCAATTGCACATTTCGGACGAGGCGCGAGGATGTCATCTTCACAAGACACCGTGACGATCTTTTTCGCATTGCGCGGGACAATCTCCTGGCGGAAACGTTCCAACTCGCCTTGCGGAACATTGAGCATTGTGCGGATAGCGTCCTCATACATCTGAAGCGGACAACCCCACACTGGAGTGCCAATGGCGAAAACCTTCCTGATCTTGTCGGGGAAGAGGTCTGCCAGCAAAATGGACTGAATACCCCCCAAGCTGTGACCGACAAGGAACAGATCACCGGGGATCGCGTTGACGGCAGGGATCGCGTTGGCGAGGAAGACTTCAAGCGGCCAGACATTGATGCCGAAGACATCGAAGCGAGGGGCGGGATGGATGAATTCCACATCGAACCCCTCCTTCTGAAGCCCCCACTGGAGCGGCTTGTAATACCACTTGACTGAGGCGAATCCACCCACAATCAAGCCCTCGCGACACATGGCGCTATCTCCTTCCCCGAAGTGTGGCGAGGAAGCCTTCAATCTCGGACAAGGACATAAACGTCCGAAGCACCGCCTCCGTGCAAACGTGTATGCAATACAGACGTGACGAGTCTACTTCATCAATACCTTGCTCACGTAAAGTACGCCCTTTGCTCAGCTTCCGCCACAGTCCATCAGCCAAGAAGTGCATGACGTGCCAGTCATCGTCTTCCTTCCCACAAATTTCGCACTTAACTCGGTCGAAGTCAAGCGGGGAATCGAACTCGATCCGCATGACAGACCTCGAAGACTGCAAGGACGGCTGAGCCATCATAAATACGCATCTCCATAGTTAAATCCATCCCCTGAACCGGGACAGCGTGCTTGCCGGCACCTTAGCCAATCCCAAGCTGAACGCCTGCCCAACAATCGTCCGTGCGTACACGGTCGGCACGAAAAAATTCTTCTTGTAGAGCGACTTTTTTGCGATGTACTGATTGAGGATCGTCGTATACCACGACTGCAACTTCGCGCTATGGTCAATCGCCAAACTGATGCCGTTGTCGTTGTACTGGAAGTCCTGATCGACTGCGAGGAGTCCCTGTGCGACCAGCGCTTGAATGATGGCCCCTTCGATAATCACCGACTTGTAGATGTTGAACACGCCGTCAAAACTCTCTAGCTTGATGTCGGTGGTCGGGGACTGCGCATTGAACTCTCGCACACTGTTCGCGATGTACTCGCACACATCTGGCGCATTGAAGGCAATGGTCCGATTGCTCGCCTTGCGGGACTTGTCGATATAGAGCCGCACTTCAGGGATCATGCGGAACATGGCTGGATTCACCCAGCGCACATTCTTGACCACCGTCTGCGGCTCCTCACCCTCGAAGCGGTACGTCCAGATCGCAAGGAAGTCCCCATCACGGTTCGACTGGAAATCGAAATAGAAGATGCCCCCTTCAGGGTTTATGAGAGAAACATCCACATCCTTCTGGAGGAAGAGGACGCGCTGGTCGGCGGGGTCGAGAACCACGACCTGTAGCTCGACGGGATTCCCAAGGACCCCCAACTCGTCGCGCACTTCCAGACTGAAGCGCTCACTCGTCCCCACGATGGCGAGCTTCAAGATCGGCTCAATCAAACCAATGAAGGCCTGATCAAAGGGTTCAAGAAAGAACCGACCAGAGAAGAGAACCGTATCGACTGCGCTCACAGTCTTGATGATATCGAAGACATACGTGCCCGACGCCACAGCGGCATAATCAGCCGGCACGAAGTCAAGGCGCACGTTCCCATCCGTCGCAGGCGCAAGGATCGTGATCCCCTTCGTGATCAGGATGTCGGGAGCCGTGATGCGACGGCGCACGTCGATGCGGACCGTAGCTGCCGTCAGGTCAGTGCCGACGCCGAATTCAAACGACTTCGCCGTTCCCTTCGTAACCCTGATCTCACTGCTGACGCCAGGACATGTAACGGGTAAGGTTAGGATTGGCATTCGTTAATACCTCACAGGGCAAAGGTCCCTATGAAATACAACTCTTTTGGCTAAAACAGCGGGGCAGAGGGGCAGGAGGACTACTTTAACTCGGGTATGGGAGGAGACATCTCACCTTGCTCATTCATGGGGAAATCCCTCCCCACCCAGGTGTGTCCGCAGCCATCGCAGCCCATGAAATACTCTCCTGGGATACTCCCAGGAACCAAGTGCGTCTTGGTCCCCAAGCATCCAGGGCAGCGCTCCTGATGCTGCTTGCGATCACGGACATGCGCATCCTCGCGTTCGTTCGAGGCCATCAGACTACCGCCTGCGGAGGATTGCGAAGTTCCTCAGGCGAGGAACTCGACGAGACAGTGCGAGAGTTGACGTAGTACATCGGGTAGCCCCGGGCATCATACTCCCCCACCAGACGATGCACAGCGTCGATGACGACGTGAACGCGAAGCCGTGTCCCGTCTGCAAGGAGGAAGTCGGTCCAGGGTCTTGTCGCCTCCGACACTTCAACAGGCGTTGTGTCCCTGGATTTACCGTTAATGACGATCGTCTTAGTGAGCATGTTCACCTCGTCTCATGAGCTACTTTACTCCTCGTCGTAGACGATCTCCGTTGCTCCCTCATGACCATGGACGGCTTCTACGTCTTCCATGTTGTCATAGATGCCGAGGGAGTTGGCCTGTGTTCGCTTAGAGGTCCACTCTATCACACACCTCTTAGAAGGCAACACAACACCTACCGCGACGATACCCGTACCCGAGACCCCCGACTCATCCACTTTGCGCTTGAGATGAAATTTGCGAATCTTCGGAGGATTCGCTTCGCCTGCGACGCGCTGCTGCACCCCCGCCCGAAGCGCGTGAGGCAGTGCTCCAATGAGCCGGTCGCGGAAACTACCCTCGCCAGCCATGGCTATGAGCGATCCGCCAGGATGCGGCGAGCGACGGACTTGACGCTATCGAAAGTCGAGTGGGCGATGACGTAGGTAAGATCGGCGTCGTTGAGAATCTTCTCCTCACCATCCAACCACTCAATGGCCTGTTGGCTGGTGATACTCCCCCGCTTCTGCTCCTCGCAGAATGCAAGGGAACGAGACGACAGATTGTCCCCGATCACTGCCACTCCAGGCGGAGTGTTCGAAGGTGGGCGGTCGCCGCGCTCCTGCTGCGACTCGTACTCCATGTACTGCTGCGTCCGCTTGTCGCGCGAAGCCGGCGCCAACTGCGACGAGTCCTCGTCGATCACCATCGGCTCACCAGACGGATTCTCCGTCCAAACATCAGGTCCATTAGCTTGATGCGTGATCCCGGGGTTGTCCTTCGACGTGAGGCGGTTCAGTTGCGCAAGGTGGTCGCGGTGCGCGAGAAGCTCACTCTCGTACTCCTTGCGGCTGACCGGAATGAGCCAGCCTTTCGCGACGGCGCGACGGAAGTCCGCCGCTTTGATCCAGGTGTCGCGGGGGAACTCGTCGGTCAGAACGATGGGAAGCTTCGAACGATCAATGGCCTTACCGCCCTTGTCGCCCAACTCACCAAAGCCGATAGACACCACCCCTTGCGTGGTGTTGCGGACGATGAGCATCTCCTCCTCGCCGTAGAGGTCACTGAGGAACGAGCGGATACGATCCTGTGCCGCCGCTTCACGCTCGCTCGAAGTCAACTGAGGCTGTGCCATAATCTAGTTCTCCTTGCCACGCTTGTTGTGGCCTTTGACGTACTTGTTGAACTTGCTAGGGTCGCGCTTCGCTGCTTCTACCTTGTGACCGCAACCGCAGGCACAGAGCGGGGCGGCGTAGACCGTGAGGTCGTCATACATCTGCTTGCAGCCCCAGCGCTGGAGGTGCGTGTACTTGTCACGCTTGTCCTCGAACTCCTTCTTGCAGTGGGGGCAAGCGCCGAGTCTTTCCGCCATGTCATTACACAGCCGCCTTGCACGGGGCGCAGTAGGCTATATCTTCTCTGAGTATCATGATGTCAAGGTCCTGTTCGAAGGTCAAGAAAAGGGCCACCCTTGCGGGCGACCCTTCTCCATTCTGCGCTGTTTCACCCAGCGGAGGTCTTCGGCCTACTTGGTGCCGAGGGCTACTCCACGAGGGTTGATAACAACCTGACTGATCAATTCGTAGAAGAGCCATGCGTACCGGGGCTCGCCGAACACAAACTTGTTAGCCGGCTCGGCCATCAGTTCCACACGGACGGGGAACACACCGAGATAGTCGGGATCAGCAACCGCGAACACCTTGCCCGGAGGCACGATTTCCCAGTTGACCGCAAGGCGACCGAGACCGCCCTGACCGACGCGAGTGCCGGCAGTCGTGATGATGTCCGCATTGAGGATGCGGCCGACGTAGCCCATCATGAGCCACTCACGCTCCGTCACCGGATCAACCTGCTGACTGAGGAAGATCACCATGTCGGAAAGCTCCCGACGGTTGATGAGGAACTTCGAGCACACGAGACGATGCCGCTCGACCTGAAAGCGGATGGACTCCAGGGCCTGGAGGTTGAGCGAGGAGAAGCTCACCACATCGTTGAAGTTCGGAGCAGCGGCAGTCAGGACAGAGATGAGACCCTGGTCCTCCTGACGCATGATCGCCTGCTTGGCACGATCCTGAGCGCGATCCAGAACATCGAACTGCTTCTGGAAGACTTCCGAGATTCGAATCGACGGGAAGGCCGTCACTTCGAACTCCGGCGGGAAGATGTACCGATCCGAAACCCGCGTCTCGACGGCACGACCGTCACTCGACACGACGAAGGCTGCAACGTCCACGTCACGGTCGATACGGTTCACCTGCCCCTGAGCCAGGGTGTACGTCTTGAGGATTCGACGGGCGAAACCCTCATAGTCGATGATTTCCTTGATGGGCAGAAGAAGCTCCTGACCGATCTTGGCGAAGCCCTGACCACTCGGGTCGGAGAAGGCCTGAAGGAAGATGTCGGCTCGCTCGGACGGCGAGATGCTGGACGCCGTGACGGACTTGGGAGTGCCAATGCGCTCCTCACCCTTTGCCACGAGGTCGAGCAGATGCTGAGCCTGACGGAGGGCGTCCTTCTTGTCCCAGGCGTTAGTTTCGTTCTTGCCGTCGAACATCCGATTGGCGGACTTGACGGTAGCGCCCGTCGCGGTCACACCGCCGAACGCCTTGGGCGACTCGGGATTGAGAAGTGCCGCAACCTTCTTGCGGGCTTCCTCATTCCTCACGTAGGGATTTACAGCAGCCATCTCTTAACCTCCGTTAGTCTCTTGCTTTTGCCTTGTTCTCGTCGTCTGCTTACGCAGCCGCCGGGACGAATTCGAATCCGATGAACGGGTCGCTCGCAGTCGGAACCTTAGTCACACGAGCAATGCCGAGAGTGGCCGAAGGGCCAACGGCGACATTTGCGCCCGCGGCTTCGTTAGTCAGAAGACCGGCACCCATGCTGTGGCCGACCAGAGTCACACGAAGCAGATCACCAGGCGTGTAGGCAACAGCGGTGACGAACTGATCGGTCTCGAATTCACCCCAGCCCTTCCAGACGGTCGCCTTTTTGCTACCTTCCGTATCATCCCCACTGCCCTTGAAGTTTGTACCGCGGAAATTCTGCTCGAACGTATCGTTCAGCTTGAACGTGTACGTCGCCTGGACGATATTACCCGGATCGACGTTACCCGTGTTGATGAACGTGACGACACCCGTCGCATCGACGAGTGTGTAGTCCGTGCCCTCCACCAGAGCGACGTCCAGGGTGACATTGAACAGACGCTGGGAATTCGGCACGATGGCGTCCTTCGACAGGGCGACAGCCGGCGTAGTGACAGCCGCCGGAACCGTAAGTTCCTCGTCCTTCTGCGTGGTCGTCTGGAGGGCTGCCGAAAGTCTATCCTCGCCCAGGACACCGATCGGCTTGGTGCCGGCATCGGGGTCGTTTACGGAACCGCAAACAACAACATTGGCGTCATTGTCGCGAGCCGCGATCATACCCGACCGATAGTCGTCAGCGCCGACCGGATCGAAACCCGTATTCGCGCTCGGAGTGATTACCTTCAGTGCCATCTCTCATTCCCTCCCAGGTCTTGGGTGTCTATTACTTAAACTGTTTTCCCGGAAAAATTTGCGTTCTTTCGGTTACGCGGTCGCCCGAGGCTTACCGTACGCTGATGCCGGCGGACGATTCCCTTCAGCATTGGTCGGGGCAGACGATATTGTCGAATTTCCCATGCGGACAGCCGCCGAGATCGACGCATCATAACCCTTGCTCGGAGTCTCACCCGGGTGCTGCATCTTCACACCGCCGACGTTGCGACTAGCACGCCGATTCAGATGCTCCAGGGTTGACTCTTCCATGGCCGCAAGAGCCTCAGCCTCACTGATCGCCCCAGCACCGTGCTCGGTATCAACCGAAGCCGTAACCGATCGAGCGGTCATAGACTCAGCCTGCGCCTTCACTTCCTCGAAAGACTCCGGCGACATCTCCGTGTACTCCAGCGCCTTGCGCATGGCCTCGTCGAAGTGCGCCTCGATCACGGCACCACTGGCGATCTTCTCTGCCAGCTTTCCGTCGAAGCCGTTCGCCGTGAGGACTTCCCACGCGGCTCCCTTGATCGGGTTGTCGAAGACGTTCTTGTCCTGCAACTTCAGAGCGAGTTTCATGCCCTCCACAAAGCGGACCACGAAATCCTCGTTCAGTTCCTGCGCCACATCGGCAGCCTTCGCCTCCGCAGCCTGGATAAGCTTCTCGTTGTCGAGCACGTTCGCATTCTTCGGAGTCGTGCCACCCGCCTTAATGGCGTTGACGCGCGTCATCGTCTCGTCCAGACCATCTTCGAGAATCGCCGATACAAGCGCAGTGCCGTATTCCCGACTTGCGAAGCGCTCCCACTGCTCATTCAGATGAGCGCCCCAGGCGTTACCACCCGTGACCATGTACAGAGGAGTCTCGCCGTCGAGAATTCTCCAGCCAGAGAGTCGGCGGTCTTTGTTGGACGTGAACTCGGCCGACACGTTAGTCAGCTTCCCGTACTCCTTGGAGTCGCTCGCGAAATCCCCCGCAGGACGACTCTCATGCCGGCTGTCGTGCCCAGGGTTCGGGAACTGCTTCGGGTCGGACTGACGCTTCTTGTAAGGGTACTGGTTGTCCACCTTCGGGGACTTATCATCAGCGGTCTTCATGGACCTCTCCTTCACGCTCTTGGAAACCTTCCTGAGCCAGGTGCTGAACGCGGCAGCGGTCGGACCGGCCATATCGACAGGCGGCGGCTCGGGAGCACCCATCTCTGCACCGGGTGCGTCGGTAGGACCCGTGGGGTCGCCACCAAGAATCTGCTCCAGGGCTTGAACGGCATCGGCCGCAGGCACGCGATGGGTCACAAGGTCTTCCACGATCTTGAGAACCTCAACCACCTCACCGCCTTCCTCGCCCTCCATCATCAGGTCATCCGTGGGCGCTCCACCCATCGGATCATCACCCAAGCCAGGTCCGGCAGGTCCTGCCGCCGGAGGCGTCGGTGCCGCAGAGGGTAGGGGAGCAGCAGTCCTTCGATTAGCCATTATCGCAGCCTCCAGTCTCTTCAAACGAGCGTTGATGTCGTTCAAGACTACAACTGTTCCGTGGGATGGATTTGCGCTATCGCCACTTCCGCTGCGGTTTTCCGTGTTCGTGGTGGAATTGGCAATTCGGTGCAGAAGTTGCGCCGTCTCATCCGCAGGGTCAGAGACCGCCGAAATCTCGTTGTAGGTTACACCGTAACAAAGTTCGTAGGCGAGCTTTTCAGACCCGTCCTGAGCCTTAACGCTGCGCATCTTGTGCTTGGCAATGTGCTCGCAGAACTCTTCCTTGCGGCGAGCCTCGTTCTGACAGACGGAGCACTTGGTGAATTGCACCGAAGCACCCATCGAGAACTTATTGATCAATCCCCTCTCAACATCACGAGCGAAGATTGGGTCCTTCTGCTTGTCAATGCCCAGGAGAAGCTCAACATACTTGTCTTCCTTGTTGCCTTCGACGTAGCGCGAGTCGAGGATGATGCCCTTGGCGTAGCGAGGATCGTCGGTGTGCTGGTGGTTGATGTAGACGCCCTTCCCGATGAAGGAAGCGTACACTGGACGATGGAGCACCGGGTCCAGGCGCACCAGTTCATCGTGCGGGAAGCAGTCGCCGTTTGAATTAGGTTTATCGGCTGTAAGTGCTCGAACCACCACGTAAACGTACTCAGGGTCGTACTCTACGATCTTGCGGTCCGCCAGGCGCGTAGTGAATTCGTCCCTGCTCAGGACGCTCTCCACCGCCACCATCCCCAGCTTCACAAACATCCACGTTCTCCTTAGCGGCGCTTGAGGCCGTCGGGGGTCACGTCGCAGTGTTCACGGAGGGTTCCCACCGTCACGCCCAGAGCACGGGCGGCACGGAGGATTTCCAATTCCGTTGCCTCGTCCTTGCCCAGGCGATCGAACACCCGGTTGACCCGGCCCTGCTCGTCCAGCACTGCGGAAGTCTCAGTCTCTGCGGTTTTGATGAATCCCATCGTCGTATTCTCCTATACTACAACTGTTTTTCGCGATTCCTACGACAACTTGAATCCTTTACGTAGCCAAGTAACGCTCGTAACAAGCAGCGTACTCCCAGTGTGGTTCTCAACACGGACGACGAACACCCCCCCGTACTCCGAAGCGTTCAACGCCACGGTCCTGTCCCCCACAAGGATGCAGTTGACGCCCACTGGAGCCAGGAATATCGGGTCTAGTGGGAAGTCGAACACTATGTCGGCTGAGTGGTCGATACGAATCTCAGCCGTCTCTCCTGCGGGGATAGACGCCGCACCCGTCAAGTCACCCGTTGTGGACTCGATAAACGCGCTAATCGCTGTGGGGTCGATAGAGGTTGCGCACTTAGCACACACAGACCCGTCGATGATCAACCCACCAAGAAGCTGGTCGATTTTCGTAAAATTGTTATCCCAATCCGACTTCCAGGGTTTCTTGCCGAGCTGCGGGAGGCGCAGCTTGTAGTTCACGGTAAAGGTGTCAGCCATGACTTCTCCTAGTTCGCGACGCAGGTGCAGAGGCCACCCGCACCCACAGTGCTGGTGCAGTGTCCAATAGTCCCACTTGCATCTGCAATGCAAAGCGCAGCCTGGTTGTTACCGGCCGACGCACCCAGCAGAACGCTGCTGCCGCTGTTAGGCGTGATCGTGATGCTACCTGCCGAGGTCGTAGTGATCGACAACGCTCCCCCGAAGGACACAAGCGGTGTCAACACAGACGTGTCCGCGTAGAGAGTCTTCCACGAGAAGGACGAGGAACCGAGGTCAATGGTATTGTCGCCGGATGGACGAAAGAGATCACTGGCGATGATGTTGCCAGTGCCGTCCGCGTCGAGAGTGATGTCGCCGTTTGATGCAGTCGTCGTGACGGAGAGAGCCCCCCCGAACGTGAAGAGGGGTGACACAACCGACGTGTCAAAGTACGCAGTGCGGAAAGACCCGGTGGTGGAGTTACCGATGTCGAACGAGTTGTCCGTACCAGCGATAACAGTACCGCCAAACAAAGACTGTCCATCGTTACGAACCGTGAAGAGGCTCCCCGATGCGGCCGAGGACTGTACCAAAAGAGCGTTGGCAGTGCTGTCAGCGGTCGATCCGATGAGCCGCAGGCGATCAGTACCTATCGTAGCATTCACACCACCCATGACAGTGAAGCCGTTCGCACCAATCGCCCACTGAACGTTATCGCTTGAAGTCTGGACTTGGAAGACGTTCCCCGACTGCGAAGCGTGCTGCTTCAACTTCTCGATGATCGTGCCGGCTGCGCCGTGCGAGCCAGCACCATTGTCTATCGCAAGGCGAGCACCGCCCACGTTCGCATCACCTATCTCAAAATTCTTGTAGACAGAGGTCGTACCAGCAAACTCAGCCGAATACTTCACGCCGCTCGCCTTAGTCGCATCCTCCACAAAGAGGTTGCTTTGAGCGCCCGTGAAAGCGTTCGCTGGCTCCGCGATGTAGACACCTCGCAGCGGATTGACATTCGGAGCCCCTGTATTCGCCATCTGGAAGAAGAACTGCTTGGTCGAAGCGGTTCCAGATGTCGTGTCTGCCGTGAACTGGAGAGGTGATGTTCCAGCTACGGCCGACGCACTCATCTTGAGTGGTGTCCCGGCTGTAGCGTTCCACAGAACAAGCCCTCCTGAATAGGCGAAAGTCGTCTTATCGGTGTTGGTCGCATCGTTATGGATAACCAGCGAAGAGGGACCGAGGTGGAGGGAAGACCAACGCAGAGCAGATGTGCCGAGTGCAAAGGTGTTGTCCGTGAAGGGGTTAAACCCAGCGGCTTGAATCGTCGCAATGCTAACATTACTTCTCTCAAAAACAAGATCGAAAGCATCATTTGTCCCGAGGACAGCAGGCGCCGTAAAGGAATTCCCCCCCTGAAAAAATCCTGCGCCGCCGGCAGCAGCCCAACTAAGGTTTCCGGACCCATCGTTCGTCAACGTTCCTGCGCTATTCGACGCAGGCCAGAGCAGCGAAACGTTCCTGATCTTGGCGATGTTGCCAACGAAAGACCACGTACCCGCGATCGACTCGTTGGCCGCCACCCGCGCCAGGAAGGTTCCGTCAAGGATCGCCCCCTCAGGGATATTAGAGAAGTTTGTGCCTGATGCGAAGGGAGGTGAATTAAAAGTCCAACTGCCATTGACGGTCTCAGTGTCACCCACACGGGCGAGCAGGGCTCCGTTGGTAATAGCGGTCTCAGGGATGCTCGTCAGGCTAGCGCCACTCCCGCTGAACAACGTCGCTGTGGCCGTACCCGTGACGTTGATACCCGCGCTGAAAGTCTGCGTGGCAGACCACGTGTTTGTACCGTTGAGCCGAGCGATGTTCGCGGACAAGCGCGCATCGCCCAAAGTCCCAATCGTGATAGTGCTCGCGTCGATGGCCGACAACGAAGCGCCTGTGTGTAGATGACCAGGATTAACACTCGCGGCGCTCTTGAGCAGATAGTCTAAAGTCGTCGTAACTATGCTAGAATTCACACCAACCTTTGTCTCCAATGCAATGACTGCATCGCGGAGGTTGTTGATCGTCTCCTTCTTCACGGGTTGCCCGAAGACCGCCGTACCAAAAAGGACAGTGGCATCCACCGCTCCCGGGAAGTTCGTCACCGCGTAGACCGGCTTCGCCATCATCAAAAACGCGGTCAATGCCACAAGTGCCGATATGAATTTACGCATCACCGCCTCCGATTCTTTTTTGTTTTGCATGCTAGGCGTACGTGTCCACGCCGTATCTTCCGATGTCGTAGAGCGCTGTCGAACCAGCGCGATGTGTTTGGACTTCGATGATGTTCTCACCAGATATGGGACGAATCGGAATCTCTTTCGCCTCATTCAATCCCACGATAGGGAATTGGTTGAACACGTCCACCCCATTGTGGAGAACGCGCAGAAGAATTGGAAACCCCTCACGGTTCACAAACACGTAAGTGAACGGTCGGCTACCGACTGGCACCACCCACTTCCCCTCTGTAAGATAGAAGTTCTGATCCACGATGCTCTTGACCAGGCGGCGGTAGAAGTTAGTCGTGTCGCGGAAAATTTCGATAGGGTTCTTACGTACTATCTCGAACATCGCTTCCTGTGTCTTCGTCGCATTGGTCTCCTGCCCCAAACGATTGTCGAATGCCATGAAGCGAATGCGGGTTGATACCCGCAGTTCAACCTCCACAGGTGCGTCGGCCCGCAAAGACCCGAACGCCCCCAAGTGTGGTTCGCTGCCATCGCGCGTGTAGACCACCGTCGCAGGAATGTTCGTGTCTATTGTCACGATGTCCCCAGGGTTCAAAGTCCCAGCAGCAGGCGAGATCGTTCCCCGGATCGGAGCGTAAATATGCAGGACCTTTTCCATTCTAGTTTGGGAGTACTGTCACCTTCTCCATCTCGAAGTGAACTGAGGCGTGATCAAACGTGAGCGCGTTCCCATCCTTCTTGAAGAAAATGCTCGCGTGAGCGTAGTCGGTCGAGAACGTCCGCATTCCATCCGCATCCGTGAACGAACCGCCGAACGACATCGACGAAGGGTGAGGGACGACCTGCTCCTCACCATGGGAAGCATCCACAAAGTCCACCCGCCAGGTGTTTTCTGCTTCCCACACACTCAAGGTAGCGACCAGTGGGTAGTCGTGGAGTCGTACAGGAAACGTATAGGTGTGCGTCGGGTCAGCCGCGAATGCGGAAGCCGTCAAGAAGACAGCGAGGACCAACGATGCGAATATCTTCCTCATCTTCATCTCCTTACGGAATCTCATAGGCGCAGATTTTCACCGTGCCCCTCAAGTAGTTTGACGCGTTCCACGTCCCCGATGGCGCCGCGACCTGGACGTGGTAAGAAACAGACCCAGCAGTCGGGAGGTCGATGGCTTGCAAATGCCACGAGACCGGAACCTCCTGTGTGCCCGCAGCAACCGGATTTACACGCTGTTCATCACCAGCATCAATCGTAGTCGCGGACCGAAGGAGGGACGCCTGAAAGTCCTTCTGGTCGGAGTTTTGCGAGTGATAAAACCCATTGAACCCTGCCTCAACACGGACGTGGTTACTCCCACCAGCCGTTATCGTCACTGACGGCGTGAGCGTAAATGTTCCAGTGGCCTGGATGTCAACAGCTTCAAGCGCACAAGCTTGACCCATCAAGCTCGCACGCGCACGCCCCGCCACCACAACATCACCATTCGATGTGAGTCCTTCGGCGCCGAAGATGAGACCCGTAGGGTTAATCGAGGCGACCTGACTGCCACCCACCGGGGCGTTGAAACTCAACGTGCCGCTGTAATCGAATTGCGTATTCAAGCCGTCCGCGCTTAGGACGAAACCTTTGCCACCCGCCACGTTGAAGTTGAGCGAAGATGTACCGCCGAGGCCGGCGTTGATGTTCAGGTCCGTACTCGATCCCTGGAACGTGTATGATCCAGCACTGAGAGTGGAAGCGCCAAACACCGCGCTGAAGTTCTTGCTAGCGAACACCGTAGACGTAACGGTGAGCTTCACTGCGTAAACCGGAGCGCCGGCCGTCGCTGGGGCTCGGTAAACTGCAAACTCATCAGAGCCGTCTCCCGCAACCACAGTCCAGGTGGACTTGCTTACATCCCACAGCCGATCAGTCGAAATCTTGTAATTCGACCGCATCTGCATGTTGTCCACAGCGAGCGGACGAAGAGCGCCCCAATCGTTGAGGTCGATGCCATTACCCAGAACCGTCAGCTTCGCATCAGGGACGAAGCTCGTCCCATTCCCAATGCCGACGTTGCCACTCTGTGCAGAGACAATGTTGCTGGTAAAGGCTGGAATCTGCCAAGCAGCCGAACCGCCCGCCGTATTCTGTATAGTCCCATCCGAGAAGTGAACGCCGTCAGGCGCCATGCGGATGAAGTACGCCGTCGTCGCAGTCGGAGGCACGCAAGATGGAGCAGGACCACAGTCAGGAAGAGGATTGGTCAGCGCACTGTAACTTGCAACGACAATACCATCTTTATAGTTGTCTTCCTGAGTCGGGAGAACGCCTTGGTACACACGGTACGTCTGCGCCGGAGGTGACACTGCCGTCCAAGTCAAGTCACACCGGCCGGTCCCCCCACCACCCGAAATAGTACACAGCACCTCGTTGGAGGCAACAGTCTCCCCAAATCCATCAAGGGCTGTGACCACGTAGTAGTAAGACCCATTAGCAAGTGAACCACCCACGAGGAAAGGTGTGACCACCAGCGAAGTGGGAGCGTTCAACTCCACGCCGATACTGCCGGTCGGAGGAACGTTAAGGAAGTCAGGGCCGTCGAGATTGTCGATGCGGAATACCCCACCAGTGACCGTAGTAGTATAATCGTCTCCCCCATCGTCCAAGTACCGGGTGCGGGGGCTCGTACCCTTGGCGAGCAGTTCAGCCTTCGAGGAGGTCACAACGCTCCCCGTCGCACCCAAGGTGAACGTGGCAATGCCGAGAAGGATTGCGAGGGACCTCAGGAATGTACGCTTCATCGTCTACCCCTTTTACCTTCAGCCTTTCACGAAAATATCAACATTGCCGTCATCGCGAATCAGTGCTTCAATCTCGCCTCGGATATCTCCCGGCAGAGACGACGCCGTGATCTTCCGCTGCTGGGACTTGACAGTTGCTTTTGGTCCACCCGCGGCGGGTCCTGGATCCCCACCACCCATTCCAGGTGCCGCCCCTTCTCCACCCTCAGGGCCAAGACCCGTCGCGTCGGGTCCGATGCCGATACCGCCCATCGGAGAACCGCCCCCACCGCCACCGCCCTCACCGCCACCCATAGCCTGCATGAGTAGCTGGTTACGCATGATACCCGCAGCATCCTCTCCGATAGTCGCCATTTCAGAGTCGTAGTCGAGACCCGCACCCTGTACAACCGTGCGGGGACTGACCCAGCCTGCCTGCGCCATCTGCAACCACAGGTTCAAGATGTTCTCGTCCTGCCGTACATCCAAGCGCTTCTCAAATTGTATGGTTGGGTAGAGGAGGTGCTTATTCTTCTTAACCTTCGAACGCTGAGCCCCTGCGGTGCGGTTCATGTAGAGTGGCCTGCGGTGCGTCGCCGCGTTATGCGCGTCGATAATCGGTTTCATCTTGACGTACTCATACGCCTGCTCATCGGGGTCCTTGATCCCCTTGATGTCGCGCAGGCGATCCCGGAGCCACATCGTCTTCTTCTCCAGGGCAGGGTCTCGCGTCTCGGGGAGCGCCGATTCCGGGTCCGACTTCTTCTCATTCCGATAGAAGCCGCGAAGCTCAGCCATCGTGGAGAATACCTTTTTATAAACCCAATCGTTCAGGAGCATGTCCCGATACGTCCGGTAGCGCATCATCAGAACTTGCAACCCGGCGTTCGCGCTTGCGTAGGTCACTTCACCATGGAGGAACGCCTTCGACACCCCAAGGGCGACCAGTTTAGCACGCTCAATGATATCCCACTCCTGTGTGATCTTGAGTTGCTTCCCCTCGATACCATGATACTCCACTTGCAAAGCGTAGGAGTAGATGATCGCTGCAAGCGGATCGACTTCAACTTCAGCCAGAAGCTGCGCGAAATCTTCTTGGTTGCTTGGGGTCGGCATCCAGCCTTGGTTCGCGTCGCCTAGCTTGAAGACACGAAGAGGCAGCGCGTGACGCTGTGCCTGCTGAATCTGCCCGTTGAACACTCCATCCTCATACATCAGGATGCGGAACATCCGACCCATAATCGACGTGCCCCGGATGTCATACGGGAACGCCGTCCGCTTGATGTGGGACGCATTCAATGGATCGAGCGGGAGGTTCTTACCGCCCGCAAGCATGGTCACAATCTCAGCCGGCAGCTTCTGCCGTAGGCGGATGTAGCGTGGGTCCGTACTCTGAAGAATCTTCCGCATGTCCTGAGACGGGCGCAGAGTCAAAATCGCATCGTCGTCAATCAGCGGCGAATCCACCACCTCAACGTAGTCGGGGTTATGGATCGTGATATGCGACCAGATGCCCTCGTCTTGATCCCAAAACATATAGGGGAACACCTCACCGATGATGTGGTATTCCTTCGTGATGCGGGGGAGCCAGGAGAGCAGCTCAGTCTCCGTCATCATGTCTTCAAAGGCGTGCAGAATCTCCTTCGAGTTGTCACCCACCTGATCCATGATCAGAGAAGCGTTCGAGAACGGCATCTCTGAGTGCATGTCCATGACACCGCCGATGACGGGATCGACGTTGTAGAACAAACGCCAGTACTGGTTGAGTTGGGCAAGTTGGACCGGGAGTTGCATCCGGTCCGGTGAAGAGAAGAGGGGGTGGTACGGTTTGGCGTTCGTCCGAATGACGGACGCCCCTCCGAATTGATTCGAGACACCTGTCGCTGACTTTTGGAACGGATGACTACCCGCTCCCCCGGATTTGCCAGTTTCGGGATCAGTTAAATCAACATAGTGTGGGCGAACACTTGCCGACGCACGCTTCTGTGCAAAGTTTTTAAGGTCTTCGCGAGGCATCTGTCGTTATTACGCTGCCAGAGACACACGCATGAGACGTGGGATTGAGTCCAACCCCACGCCTGTACAACCGCTGTGTCAATGATCGCCCTTCCCGGAGTTGAAGTTCGAACTACTTCGCAGCGCCACCGGGGAGGCCGACTGCCGTCTTGGTATGATCTACGAGTTCGCGGACACCGACGCCAGCCGCTCCAGCGAGCGCGCCGTTGAGAATAGACGCTGAAGGTCCGCCGAGAGCCGATAGCACAGCACCGACGAGAACCGACAGAACCGGGTACGCCCACTTAGGCAGCTTGTCTGTCAGCGCCTTCACTCCGCTAACGATCAGCGGTGACACAAGCACGAGTACCTTGGGATCAGTGAGAAGTCCGAGCAATGCACTAAAGTCCATAGCCCTAGAAGTCCCTCCCCTATGAATTTAAGCTTCCGCCCTCCCTTTTGACGAGGTTGGGTTCAGCCTCT